GAAAACCAAAACCGAGCAACCCACAGCGCCAAGGAAGCGGCGTACCGTGAATTGCTCAAAACGGCGGGCATCAGCGAAAAGCGGCTGGATGCAATCATCAAAGTCAGCGACATTGACGGAATGATTGAGCTTGAAAATGGCAAGATCAAGGACGCCGACAAGCTGACCGAGAGCGTAAAAACCGAGTGGGCCGACTTTATCACGACCAGCACCACCACTGGGGCCGACACGAAGACGCCGCCGGAAACGGGGGCGGGTAAGCGATACACCGCCGCCGAGCTGCGGAACATGACCGCAGAGGAAATTAACAATAATTGGGACAGCGTGAAAGAGTCCCTAAAGACTGGAGGTAATTAATAATGGCAGTTACTACCTTTATCCCTCAAATTTGGAGCGCCCGGCTCCTGGCGGGCCTGGACAAGGCCCACGTAGCAACCAACCTGGTTAACCGGAACTATGAGGGCCTTATCACCGCCCAGGGTGACACCGTCCATATCAACACCATCGGTGCGATCAATGTGATTGACTACACCAAGAATAAGGACATGGACGACCCCCAGGTGCTGGAGACCACCGACCAGACCCTGGTTATTGACCAGGCAAAGGCTTTTAACTTCACCGTGGACGATGTGGACAAGGTGCAGGCCTCTGGTGACCTCATGGATACCGCAATGGCCCGAGCAGCTTATGCCCTAAACGATGTGTCCGACGCTTACCTGCTGGGCGTTATCGCCGCCGGTGCTGCCGCTGACAACACCATTTCCGCCGTGAAGTTGACCGCCTCTAATGTGTACGAGAGCTTTGTGGCCCTGCGTACCAAGCTGGACAAGGCCAATGTTCCCACCGCTGACCGCTCCGTGGTCGTGCCCCCTGAGGTGTACGCCCTGCTGCTGATGGATGATCGCTTTGTAAAGGCCTCTGACGGCGGCACCGCAAACAGCGTCCTGCTGAACGGCCAGGTTGGCCGCGTGGCGGGTTTGACCGTCTACATGAGCAATAACGTGGTCGTGAGCGATGGCACCTTTACTGTGACCGCTCAGGTTCCTTATGCGACCACTTTTGCCGAGCAGATCGTCTCTACCGAGGCATACCGCATGGAAAAGCGCTTTAGCGATGCTGTGAAGGGCCTTCACGTCTACGGCGCAAAGGTCACCGACGGCAACGCAATCGCCGCCCTGAAGTGCACTGTATGATGCGGCTGATTAAGGGTAACGATGTGGTCGAGCTGACCAGCCAGGGCCACATCGATGCCTACAAACAGGCTGGTTACACGGAGTACGCGGAGCCGAAAAAGGCGAAGAAGAAGGCCGAAACGGCTGAGAATGAGTAATTAGGGGGCGGGGAAATGCTCGAAAGAATTTTGAGAAGTATCAACAACTGGTTCCTGACCAAAAATGGGGCCCACGTTGGTACATTTATCATCTCTGGCGGGAGCATTGACCCCGCCTCTGATTTGCTGGACGGCCAATACTACCGGATTATAGGCAGCGTTTTTAACGACGGCTTGCACCAGCACCCGGCCAGCGACTTGACCGACGAGACGTTTACCGGGGCCGTGTGGGCGCTGGCTATCCCGCCGGATGTGGTGGAGATAGCCAAGGAGGCTGAGGACTGGGAGGCCAAATACGGCACCCAGGCCGTCAGCCCGTACACGTCCGAGACGGTGACTGGGGCCTACAGCTACACCAAGGGCGAAAGTGGTGCCAAAACGGTGGAAGAGGTCTTTGCGGAGCGGCTGAAACCTTACCGCAAAATGCCTGGACTGGGCATCGGCGTGGAGGCAACCCGCCCACGGACACCGGAGCCGCCGGAGTACCGGAACTACTACAGCTGGAGGTAATCATGGACAACCTGCTGGAAAACTGGAAAGAGCCGTGTGAGCTGCTGAACAACATCCGCACCCCTGACGGTGAGGGTGGATTCTACAACACATGGGATGTGGCCGGTGACTTTCGGGCCGCTGTGAGGCTGGATAGCTCCACCCAGGCCAAAATTGCAGAGGCCCAGGGCGTGAAGAATCTATACACCATAATCACCGACAAGGACGTGAAGCTGGAATACCACGACGTTATCAGGCGCAAGGGCAGCGGCGAAACACTCAGGGTGACCTCTGAAAGCGCCGACAACCAGACCCCGGACAGCTCCACCATACAGGTGCGCATGGTCAGCGCTGAGAAATGGAGCCTGGTGACATGACGAAGGCAGCAGCACTAAACGAATTTTTTAACAGCTTTGATGTCCCTGGCTACCCCTCCCCCTCTGGTACTTATGACTTTGCAATGCCGTATTTGACTTACGAAAATCGGATGGATGCGTGGGGCGGCGGGCCTGTGAATATCACCGTACAGCTTTGGATATATACAGATTCGGAAAAACAGCTGAACGACAAAGTGAATGAAATTTCCAAAGCACTGGCGAGCGGGGTGAGGTTGACCTGTGACGAGGGAATTATAAGGCTATATCGTGGCGGCCCCTGGTGCATCCCGCTTGTTGACGAGTCCAACAAATCAGCAAAGGGCCGTCAACTCAACATCACGGCGAATTTTGAAACGCTCTTTTGAAAGGAGTTTGAAAAATGGCAAGTAAATACACATATACGACCATCCCCGAGGATGCGTTCAACAAGCTGGCGGTCAATGCTGGTATTTTGGTGGACAGTTTCGACCCGTCCACGCGGAAAATCGGAAATCAGATCGGCGCAACCACAGGCGGCGTGACCATTACCTGCAAGCCCGAAATCAAAGATATGGGCTCAGACGTAGACAACTGCCCGAAAAACACTATGGAGCTTGCGACCATTGACAGCTGGGAGTGCAAGCTCTCTGGAACGATGGTGACCATTGATGTCAGCACGTTGCAGATGTTTGTCGGCGCTGGCGATACCAGCGGAACCAAAATTACACCCCGGATGCGCCTTGAAACCGCTGATTTTAAAACGCTCTGGTATATCTGCGACTATGGCGACGGTGGCTTTGTTGCCGTGGAACTAATGAATGCTCTGTCCACCGCTGGCGTGTCCATAAAGTCCACAGACAAGGATAAGGCCAATTTTGATTTTGAGTTCACCGGTTACACCAGTTTGGATGATCAGGACACCGTGCCCATGGCGTTTTATGTCGATGACGCGGCGGCGGCCTGATAGGGGTGCGAAATGAAAACGATAGCTAACTGCAACCCCGTGGAATTTTTGCGGCAAACAAACAAGATCAGACACCAAGCCGGTGACCTGCTGATCAAATGTAAAATCGCAGAAATCAGAAAGCACCAGCCGGAGCTTACAGGGGACGAAACAGCCGATGAGAAGAAGGCAAAAATCGAGGCTCAGGCAAAAATCAACATGAACGATATGCTGGACGCGCTCATGGACGAGAACGCCGAAAAGACAGCAGAATTTCTGGGCCTGATGTGCTTTGTCGAGCCGGAAAATATCGCCGAATACACGGGCGTGGACTTTGTCACCCCCGCGGCTGAAATCCTGTCGAACAAAAACGTGATGGATTTTTTGTTGTCGTTGGTGAAATTGGGCCAGACGAATACGGTCGCCTAATTTCATCAATCCGGATTGATATGCTTGATGTTCTGGGCACGGAATACATCTTCCAGCACATTTTGCAGACTTTGGAGGCTGAACGAAAAGAAACACTCTACCGTTACTATGTGACCGACGCTTTGCAGGTGATCGCCGAAAACACGGCAAGAAACGGTGGAACGCGCATCACCGTTAGATTTTGTGACCTGCTTAAAAGTAGTCCGAAAGACAACCGAAGCGGTAAAGAGATCGCCGCAGATGTAATTCGCAAGGCCGGCCTTGTCCCAACGGAAAAAGAATAAGCCCCCAAACCGGGGGCTTATGGGCTGGCTCAGTTTAAAAGCGATGGAAGAACCCAAAGGTCGGAAAGCTCATCCTCAATGGCATTTGGAAGAGTGTTCCCGCTCTTTATGGACTCGATCACATCGGCGGGGACGGTGAAAGAGATGATTTTTGTATCCTGGCCGTCCTGCGTGTCAGCAACGGCCCAGTATTGCAGCTCTTGGAAACCGTCGGCCTGGCCGCTTGTGACGAAATTGCAAACATTGTAATAATTTTGCTCAATCGTCAGGGCGTTGGTCAGCTGCGATTGCACTTTGTACTTCAAAATGCACACGCCGTCGCCGTTGTCTATGACGCTAAGCTGTTCGCCGTATTCGTGGTAGTCCGTCCCCTGTTCTTCAATTCCCGCAGTGGATTCTGTCTCCACGGGTGCGGCCTCTACTGTTTCTGTGTCATCGCCCCCGGCCATTGCAGGCAACAGCAAAATCACTATTACAACGGCAATGATAATAATTTTCTTTTTGCTAATGTTTTTCATCGGTAAATCCTCCTTTTTGTGGATTATATCCTTTTATCATTTTTTTGTCAATCGAAAGGCGGTGATTGATTGGACGTTTTTGACCTTTACGCAAAAATTGCTATTGATACAAGCGATTATGAGAGTGGCCTATCATCTGCCAGTGAGAAATCCTCTACCTTTGGCTCCAAACTGAGCAAAGGCCTTAAAACGGCGGCAAAGGTCGCCGCCGCTGCCATTGGAGCAGCAACAACCGCCGTTGCGGCGTTTGCGAAATCTGCCGTATCAACTGGAGCCGAATTTGATAGCTCTATGAGCCAGGTGATGGCTACTATGGGGTATACGACCGATGAGCTTAACGATAGCACAAGTGAGGCCGCCCAGAGCATGGAGGCCTTGCGCAACTCAGCGTTAGACCTTGCTAGTACAAGCTCCTTTACGGCCTCTGAGGTCGCCGACGCTTATAACTATATGGCGCTGGCGGGCTATGACGTGGAAGAGTCCATGGAGATGATCCCAAACGTGCTTGCCCTTGCGGCTGCTGGCAGTATGGATTTAGCAACGGCCTCTGACATGCTGACTGATAGCCAAACTGCGCTTGGTTTGTCCATGGATGATACCACAGTGCTGGCAGATCAAATGGCAAAGACGGCATCCACGACAAATACAAGCGTTTCCCAGCTTGGCGAAGCGATCTTGTCGGTCGGCGGTACTGCAAAGAGTCTTTCCGGCGGCACGACAGAGCTTAATGCAGTGCTTGGTGCGCTTGCTGATAATGGCATTAAGGGTGCTGAGGCGGGTACGCACCTGCGCAATATTATGCTTGCCATGAACCCAACCACAGAGGATGCGGCGGCGGCGTTTGAACAGCTTGGTATTGATGCTTATGACTCCGAGGGCAACATGAGGAGCCTAGAGGATATCTTTACTGAGATGTCGGACGCCATGGATGGCATGACCGACCAGGAAAAAACCAATATTATCAGCACCATCTTTAACAAGACCGACATTGCATCCGTCAACGCCTTGCTGGCAACCTCCGCTGACAGATGGGACGAGTTATCCGCAGCAATCGAGGATTCAACCGGCGCTGCCCAGGCAATGGCCGACACACAGTTGGACAATCTGACCGGTGATGTGACCCTTTTTCAATCCGCTTTGGATAGTGCAAAAATCCTGTTGTCGGACGAGTTGACCCCGACATTGCGTAATTTTGTGCAATTTGGCACGAGCGGGATAACTGAGCTATCTTCTGCCTTCCAGGAGGGTGGCCTTACAGGCATGATGGATGCTCTAGGCGGCATCCTGAGCGACGGCATTGCCATGATAACAGATATGCTCCCCACCGTTGTCAGCGCCGGTACACAGCTGCTAATGTCGCTCATACAGGGCATCACATCAAACCTCCCGCAACTCATGGATGCGGCGGTGCAAATCGTCACCGAGCTTATAGACAGCCTGGTGGAAAATATGCCCATGCTGTTGACGGCTGGGTTGGAGACAATTACCACCCTGGCAAGCGGCATTGCAGACAGCCTCCCCACGTTAATACCAACGATCATAGATGTGGTGCTACAGATTGTTGACACGTTGATCGCAAACGTAGACATGCTGGTAGACGCGGCCATAGAGATTATCGTTGCACTTGCTGAGGGTCTTATTAATGCGCTGCCCTCTCTCCTAGAGCGTGTGCCGGAGATTATTGAGAGTCTTGTAGACAAGTTGGTTGATCTAGGGCCGGAACTGCTTACAGCGGCGGCGGAACTGATTGGTCAGCTCGTGATTGGACTTATATCTAACCTGCCTCAGATTTTGGCGTCCGGTGTGCGTATTGTAGCAACGCTAATTAGCGGGATTGGGCAATATTATAGCAATTTGCTCAAAGCTGGCAAGGAGATAGTCAACAAGGTCAAATCTGGTATACAGTCCAAAATCGACGAGGCAAAGACCTGGGGCAAAGACCTTATTGCCAATTTTATCAGCGGCATAACAGCAAAATGGGAGGCGCTGAAACAGACCGTTTCCAACGTCGCCCAGACTGTCAAGGACTTCCTGGGCTTTTCCGAGCCCGATAAAGGCCCGTTAAGCAATTTCCACACTTACGCCCCGGATATGATGGAGCTTTTCGCTAAAGGCATCAAAGATAACGCTGGAATGCTCCAGGACACGCTTGACGCGTCGCTGGACGTGTTGCCTACATACAACGTCACAGCCAGCACAAGCGCTGTTAGAGCGGCTTCTGCGTCCTCTGGCGGCATGGTGGTCAATATCACTGTCAACGGAGCGCAGTACAAAGACGAGGAAACGCTGGCCCAGATCATCAGTGAGAAGATACAGGCATCGGTAGCCAGGAAGGGGGCTGTATGGGCGTGAACGACCGAATAATCACGTTTGACGGTGCATCGTCTGACGCGCTGGGGATAACAATCGAAGGTTTTCCGAATGCGACTGTCCCAGAGCGTTACGTTGATACCGTGGAAGTGCCTGGGCGTAACGGATTGTTACTAATCGATCATGGGACGTATAAGAATTATGACCAGCCGTACACAGCCCACTGGCGCATTGACGGCGATGACGGGGTTAATGCGGCGCTGTCTGAGTGGTTTGGCAAAATCGGGTATAAGAGGCTGTATGACAGCCTCTGGCCCAATCATTACCGCCTGGCCGTCTGCAATGGAGCCGTGGAAATGGAAAACCGCAACAATGTTTTAGGCCGGGGGCCGATCGTGTTTAACTGCAAACCGCAATGGTTCCGCGTCGCGGGGGATGAAGCTATAGAGTTCCAGCAATCCACCGGCGGGACGATTTCCAATCCGACCAAAAATAATGCATACCCACTGATCAGGATGACATGCGCGGCTGGCGTTGAGGACAGTATAACCATCAATGGTACAACCATCTATGTGGACGCTACGGCGGCCTATGATGATGGTGTTGCGGCAAGCGGATTTCTGATTGTGGAAATAGACTGTGAG